TTACCTAATTGTATACTTGTTGTCGCTACATTAATATTTTCTGTAGCATTATTACCTCTAGGCTTTTCTACAGTAATATATCTTGTTGTATTATTTTGAACACGGAAACCTTTGACATAAGCGACTGAAGGTTCAACACCTACCGCAAGTCTTGCTTTACCAAATGTAGTTGCAGCACTTGTATTACCTGCATCTCCATCAGCAATAATTTGTGTTGTTGTTTTATAACCATTATTAGTACCATCATCTAAATATTCTCTAATATTTAATTGAAATGGTTCTACAACATAGTCTCCTGATTCTTCAAAAGTTCTACGAGCAAGTCTTTCTGTTAATTCTGTATCAGTATTTTTATCTGTTTTATCGACTGCAGCTTTACCGTCTTCGATAACAATTAAGGTAATATAACTTGCTTCACTACGACTTGCAAGATTAAGTGGCTCTTTAATAAGTGTAGTTGATATTCTATATCTATTTGCACCAGGTGCTGAAGTATTTGGTACACCTTGTGCGTTATCAAGCAAACTATTATCGTTATCAGATGTCACTATATCTTCAGTGACTCTTAAACCAACTACGTAGTTTGGTGTATTTGTATATTTGTCTAATATTAATGAACCAGCAGGAACAAATACAAATGTACCAGAAATAAAGTATACACCCTCTTCAATATTTACCGATGAACCTTTACCTGTTGGTGTACTTGCTGTATTTTTAAGTTTTCCGTATCTTACTGGCGATCCATTTGAACTAAATTCTTCTTCAGCTGCAAAAGTTTGTGTAGTGTTATTTGTACCACTATTTGTATATTTTACATATAAAGTATTTGGATCAGAACCAGCAGCTGCAACAACTTGTAATACTTCAGCTGTAATACCAGATGTAGCACCCGTAATTGTTGTACCTACAAATTGATCTAAATAATTATCTGAATTTAAAGAACCAGCTGATGAATGAGTAAAGCTTGATTCAATTTTGATAAAGTCATATTCAATATTTAAAGTAACCTTACCGTTTACTACACGTGATCCATCTTTAAATGCAAATTGACCATATCGATCTATTTGAGCTTGTAATGCTGTTTGTAATTGAGTAAGCTCTCGAGCCTGAACTGAATGGCCAGGTCTAAATAAAATTCTATGAAAATTCTTTGTTTCATCGAAATCATCATAATAAGGAGCTATGCTATATTTTTTTAATACTGTTGTTGCCATAAATTTTCCGTCCTAATATATTTATATTAGAATTCTATAATAACTTTTATATCTTCAATTTGTGTTGCTGTTCTATTAATAGGATCTCTATTTTCTAAAAATAAAACTTGGCCACTTGCTCTATCAACTTCAGGATTACCAACATGACCAGAACTCGCTAATGCATGTGTTGCACTACTTGCGGAACCTGTAATATTTTCTCCTGCAGTAAAAGCAGTATATCCTGTTTTACTATTTTGATAGTAATAAATGTAACCGTTTGTTGTATCTAATTCTACTACAAAACCTTTAGCACCAGATGTTGCTCCAGTTATAACTTCATCTATTTGATAATTTGCAACATCAGCTGTATTTGCTGTATCTAAATATTTCATAGCTTTAAGAGTAGTTGCAGTTGCAACAGCTCCAGCGAGTGGAGTGGCGTTATATACTTTTGGATCTTTAAGTAACATAATTTGTCTAAAGTCATTGCCTACAGTAATATCACTTCCATCATTACCATCAAGTTTACTGTTTAATGAAATAAAGAAAGAACCCAGTTCAGATACTGGGTCTACGCCGTGTCCAGCTTTTGGTGCAATAACGGCCCTTGCGGTCGCATCTGAACCTCCACCGCCAGAAATTGTAATATCTGCGAATGTATAATTTGTACCTTTATTATTTATTGTTATACTTGTAACTGCTGTTCCAGTACGTACTGCAGTTGCAGTTGCTCCAGTTCCGTCTCCAGTAATAGTTACTGTAGGATCTGAACTATAACTAGTTCCACCAGCAGTTACTTCAATTCTTTCAATACCTTGAGCAGTTGTAGAATCTCTTGAAGCTTTTTGGTTTAAATATTGAGCATAATCTGCTTCTGTTAAAGCTGCTTCTGCGGCTGCATCATTATTAAAATTAAGAGAAACTGTTTTAACTGGCATATAACTATTTGTTAAAAACTTTTCTGCGTCTGATACACCGATTGTAAACATGTATTTCCATTTATATCCATCAGATTCTGCAGTAGGATCTGTAAGAGTTTGTGTAGGTTGAATAGAACTTGCACCAGTACCAGCTTCGATGCATTTATAAACCTTAAACTCTGATGTGATAATATAAAATGATTTATCAAAAATAGAAGCATCATCAGAATCCCAAGCCACATAGGTTCTTCCTGATGTCCATGTATGTCTTGGTACTACGTGTGATATATCCGCAGATGCTATTCTTTTCATTGCTATCATTTGTCCTCTTGCTTCACCTAAAGCATCCAAATGATCGTTTGGTGTAAATGGTGTCGTGTCAGTCGTGTCTGAAGTTGTCAGTGACCATACGTCTGATTTACCTATAGAGACATATACTGAGTCTGCTGCTACGTCAGCTTTAAAATTCTCAGCGTTTAATACTCTAAATTGTGATGTTACTATTGCTGGCATAATTCCTTCCTATTCAAGATTTATAAAAGTTCTTGTGTTATATTTATTTATAACAGTTGAGTCGATAGTTTGCAACTGGTTGTTGCCTAAAAACTCAATTGTTTGGTTTGTATTATATAATCTTGGACTATTAAAAAAGTTTTGTGGTCCTTTGCGTTGATTATATCCATTATTTTGTATTGTTCTCCAATTATTATTTATAACCTTTACAGTGTGTGCAGGTAAAAACTTAACTGCTGTTTCTGTTGAAGTCATAATTGAACCAGTATTTTGTACTGGGTTTGTAACTACTGAAGTTACTAATTGTTCATTTCCAAGATCATTCATGTTACATGATATATCAAGTATTCTGTCTTTATCTGTTGTTCTAATTTCATTTTGAACAGCACTATCAATTCTGACTTCAGGATCGTCAACATATCCATTTCCTGGATTAGTTATTGAAGTTCCTGTAATTTCTCCATTAGCATCTAATGTAAATGTAGCGGTTGCTGTAATATTACTTGATAATGGATTACCATCAGCATCTACTGAAGTGGGCTCTGGAAAAACAATTGATGGTGCTACACTATAGTTTTTATCTGCTCTACCTATGGCAAACACTGATGCAATTTTTCCTGCATTTGTATTTCCATCAGGATTTGCAAAAAGTTGACTGTGATTTTTACCTCTTGAATTTATTACAATATTATCAACATCAAGTCTTCCATCAACATCAATGCCAATAGTGACTGATGGATTAACTGCAGTTAAACCACTAATTGGTGTACTATTAAAATTAATTGATGGAGCTGTTGCATAACCATAACCTTCATTTGCAATTGATATTGCATCTAATACTCCATTTACTGAAACAGCAGTTCCTGTAGCAGTTTCACCTGTAAAGCTGTGATTTGTTCCACTACCTACTCCAGTAATATCAATTACAGAACCACCTTGCGTTGCTGAAAGTTTTACTTCGTTTGAAGTATTAAATACAATAAAATATTGAGTACCTGATACAAGTCCACCTATTGATGTTCCTCCACCAGAATTATATGTTACTCTTGAATTTATTGGTAATGCTGCTGCTTGAGCTGAAGTTAATTTAATTGTGTTGTCTGTAATATTAATAATACCTGTTCCAGCAACTTCGTCATCGCTTCCATCAAATACTATTGGAGCTGGAGCAGCAAAAGTCAATACAGGAACATTATAATCTTTACCACCATCAGTAAGAGTTATACTTGTAACTGATCCATTAGCAATATTAGCTGAAAGAGTTGCTGTTGTAAATCCAGATGGTGTTCCACTATCAGATGTTGTAATTGTAGGAGCAGAAATATAACCACTACCACCTGATGTAACTGTTGTTGAATCAATTACTCCACCTTTAAGTGATAACGATAAAGTACCACTTCTATGTATTTTAGCATATGTTCTTGGTAAAAATGATGAAGCAAAAAGTTCTACAAGTACTGGTATATCTTCTAATCCAATTGCTCCAGGCTGAGCATTTGGCATTGCACTGTGTAATAAACCAGGATATGATATTTTTAAATTACCAAGAGCAGCTTGAGTAAGTTGTATAAAAATTAAAATTTCTGCAAAGTATTTAAATCCTGCTGGATGTATTAATTTATTAAATGCAAATTGCCAATCAGTTAAATTTTTACCAGTTTTTATAAGGTAACTGAATTTTTGAAATTTTAAACTGTCTTGAATTTTAATATCATCTGATAAGAAACCTTTTTTATCTAAATAGATACCACCTTTTGGCAATGTAGAATCAACTTCCCAATCTCCACTTGATGGTATTAATGTTTTATCAAAGGGAAATTCTACTTCTACTGTATCATTAAAAAGTAATCTAAAAAATATTTCTATTGAATCAGAACTTCCTCTAACTTTATATAAGTCAACTATTCTTTTATATAAGTTTCTTTTATTAACAGTTACATCTCTTGGTACTGTTGCAGCTATTTCTTTTTGCATTAACTCTAAATATTGCGTATCGTTATCGTCAATATTCATAGCCTCTTCAATTGTATTAATTACATATGAAGGTCCAGGACCAGTCCAATTTTTTTGTATAGTTGTAAGCTTTGCTGTTTTGTTATTATGAGCAGATAATCCACTTACCGTAAAAGTTTTACCAACTTCTGATGTTAAGGTTGCAAGTGAACCAGGTAATTCATTACCATTTGAAATTGTTACATTTGAATTTGATAAAGTGATATTTGTTGTAGTACCATCAGGATCTGTAATTACAAGAGTTGAATTTGCTCCATCATCATCAGTAAAAAATTTATTATTTTCATTATTTGGATCAGCAATTCTAAAAGTTGCATTACCATTTAATACTACGTCTTCAAAACTTAAAGTTTCTTGATAAATAAATTCATCTAAATTTTGAAATGTATAATATGCTTCTAAAAAAGCTTTTAATTTATCTTGATCTTCAAGTATTTCAGCAGGTATAAGCTGATCAATTCTTAAATCTTCTCCTGTTTGATCAAGACTTGAATTATCAGATGATATTGCTCCAGGAGTAAGTGTTGTCCTGCATTTTGCTGCTGCATTATGAAATACTGAGCTCATATTACTTTAACCTAGATGTTGTTGTATAATTAATTGTACCTGAAGAACCACCAGTTGCAATTGTATCAATTTCAGGTGTAATAACTACCTGATCATTTTCAATATTAATTAATTGATTTCTTTTAGGAGCTAAATCTAAACTATCAGGTACAACTGTTATACGAATTGCTGTAGTTGTATCTGGTCTAAAATTATTTAATGTTACTTTACCTTTAATAACATCAATTAATCCAGCATCATTTATTACCGTTACATTTTGATTATTTACAACTTTATAAACAATTACTTTTCTATTAGAACTTCCTGTAATTGGTATATCGCCAAAGAAATGATCGACATTATTAATTTTAAAAGCAGTTGATGTTAATACAAATTTTGTTGAATCACCAGATTGAAATATTGGTCCAACAAAATTTAAATCAAAATTATTATCTGAATTATTACTTGGTGTAATATTTTTAAACATTCTTGGTCGTACAATACTGTTTAATATTGAAGGATCGCTATTATCTATTTGTCTGAGAAGTTCTGAGTGTCTGAATACACCATCAAATTTATTAAGGTTATTAAAATTATAATCGCTTATAGTATCTCTTACTACTGATTGTAAATTTACTGAACTTCTATCTGTTAAATTCGGATTATATTTAAAAAATACATCAAGTTCGAGTCTTGTAAAATCAGGATCGACAATTTCTGGAGTAATTGATACAACATTTTTACCTTTTAAAATACTTCCAGTAATATCCGTTTTTTCTGCTGTTGTTAAACTTTCAGCAAGTAATGGTTTAATTGATATATAAATTTGTCCATAGTTTGGCGGATCGTTATCTTCTCCACCCCATGTAGATATACTGTCAATATTACTAAAATTCTTTTTAATAATTGCTGAATAATCATCGGCTGTTACAGCACGATTTTGAGATATAAAAGTAAGTGGTGCATTAAATCTTATTGATTCCATTGTTTCTTTATCAACACCACCTGCTGCTGCAGCTGCAGTAGTTACAGTAATATTACTGAATCCACCAATATTATCTACCATAGTAAATATATTAGCACCATTACTCTCTTTACCATCAGTAATTACATAATCTAAAGTAACAATATTATTATTGATAGGTTTTTTACCAGTAACACCATCACCAAAATGTATTTCATAAAATCCACTTGTGTTTTCTTGTATATAATAAACTTTTGAAGTTGAATCAACATTTAATAATGTTTCAAACTGTGTATAAATGTCAAATGCTGTGGATTCTTGATTTTCTTGTATACGCGCACGCAATGTTGAAGTATCGGCATCAACATCACTGAGCTGAAATTTTTGATTTTCAATATCATTATCAACTCTGTATTTTATTTCTCTGATTGTGCCTTGTGCAATTGTAACATTATTAAATGTATATGTGTTTCCACTTAAATTACTTTGTTGAGTACTTAAAACAACATATTGAAATTCTTCTCCATCAACAATTGTATTTAATTTAGTTCCTCTTGTTAATTCAAGAGTTGTAGGTTTAGTACCACTTACTGCAGAAACATCAACTACTAAATTAACTCTTGCTCTTGGAGAAAGTACTGATCTTGGAATATAACCTAAAAGTTTTGCTCTTGATACAACATTACCACGAATTTGAGCTGAATCTAAAAATGACTCATTTAATGAATAATGAGCATTCATTGCATTATAATGTGTATTATAAGCAAGGACATCAAGTAATATACTGAGACCTGATCCGTCAAAATCATAATCATTAAATTCGCTTTGTTGTTTTAAAAAGTTTTTGAGATTATTTTTTATATCATCAAAATCTAGTTCTGTTACGTTTAAATTAGTAGCCATTATCTTAACCTTCTTAATATTATTTCTACACTTTCAGTAGAATCATATTCTTTTATTAAAAATTTGAGTATTATATTGTAAGCATTTTTATCTGGTATATCATTAATAACAATATCAAGTATTTCTACTCTTGGTTCAAATCGAGTAATTACTCTTTCAATGTTTTCTCTTAATGAAATTTTTGTTATATTGTCGACAGGTTCAAATAATAATCCTTTTAAATTAGCGCCTAGAGCTGGATTAAACGGTCTTTCATAAAAATTACTAACTAAAAGATTTCTTAAAGCATTTTTTATAGCTGCATCGTCTCTCAGAGGTATAATATCTTTTCTAATAGGATGAATTTTTTCTATCCCTTTCCCTGTGATTACACTTAAAAACGAGTCTCCAAATTTTAGAAGTT